CGGACGGTCTTGAGCAGGGCTTCCGTCAGGGTGCGGGTCGTGCCGGGAACAGCAGCGGCCGTCACGCCGCCAGAGTATCCAGTGGTCGAGCCACCAGAACCAAGCGAGGTATTGGAGGTCAGCCAGGTACGGAAGCCGCCCGAGTGGCGAGCCGTGCCGCCCGATTCCTGGTTCGACGCGGTGTTGTTCAGCCACGCCAATTCCATGTCGGTACGCAGTTCGATGCCCTTGAGCACCTTCTGGCGATTGATTTCCGACGCGCGGCCGGCCTTCTTGACCACTTCGTCGGTACCGGACACGATGCCGACCTTGCGGAAGATCTGGCAGTAGTTTCCGACTCGGGTGGTGAGATTTTCAGACGAGGCGAAGGACGGGCTGTCGTCACCTTCCAACTGAGCATTCGCGGCAGGCGCGGCAAGCGCCTCGGTCTGCCATTCGTGCTTCGTTTGGGTGGCCTTGCCCGCATTACCGACATTGTTGGTGAATGGGGTCTTGGAGGGGGCAACGCGATAAATGGTATCTTCGAGGTCTTCGCGGATACCGATGGTGGTCAGCGTAGTAGCTGTACCGGAGACTGCCGACATTTAAGTTGGTCCTTTGAGTGTGCGCAGCTCAACAAGCTCGTCCACGGTCAGCTCACGCTTCCGGGAAAGGGCTTCGATGCGCGCAGATTGGGTGGAGCCCGGCGTCGAGGATGCCGGCGGTTTGGCCGGTGTTTTCCTGACTGGGGCGGCTGTAGGCGTCGCATTGACAAGCTGCTTTGCCTTCGCCTGACCGTTGCGCCACTTCATGGCGTCGTAAGCGAATGCGGCTTCCAGAGCCGTCAGATGCGGAATACGTTCGGCGGGCACACCAGATTCCAGGAGGAATTTGCCAAGTGCCTGCTTGCGTTCATTGCCAAGCTTGGGGTCGGTTAGCTCGGGCGCCAATTGCGCTAGCTTCGACTCCTCTTCGGCTACGAACTTTTGGTAATCAGCCTTCTTCGCTTCTTCCTTGACAGCCTGAAGCTGTTGGATGCGGGCCGATTGGTCGTTAAGCCATGCTAGTTCTGAATCATGCTGGTTCTTCAGCTTTAGGGCCTGATCGGCGCCGTACTGATCGACAACAGCATTCCAGTCCACATTCGCCCACTTGGCGGTGTACTGGTCTTTGGCGAATTTCAGCCCATCGACAGCCTGGGGTAGTTGCTTGTCCAAGGTCGCAGCGAGTTGCTGAAACTTGGATGCTTCGGCGTCATAGGCTTTCTTCTTCTCGGCGTTCTCTTGCATTGCGCGGGCCGTGGCCGCGTTACGCTCATCTTCCTTTCGGACGATGATTTCCTGCACGTCTGGAGGAAGGGCTTTGAACCGTTCCTTCGCATCCGCGTCCCAGAACTTGGGCGGCTCAACGCCGGGCTGTTCGGCTTCCGCCTCAGCCTCCGGTGTCTCTGCCGTCGCTTCGCCATCGGTGGGCGTTTCCGCTCCGGTGGTATCCTCAGCCGTGGGCTCGGCTGGTGAATTGGGGTCCTCTTTGGCCGGCGCTGCCTCAGCGGGCGCTTCCGGCTCTTTCCTGGGCAGTTCCAGGGCCGCTACAGCCTGGTCAATAGATAACGGGCCAGTGCTTTCGCCTGGGTTGGACATGCGTACCTCTGGGGAATGCGATCCCGTCCGCTAGATGCGGTTGCCGGTTGTCGCGGGGTTAGGCTTTTAGGCTTTCGACGTATTTCTCAATCGCTGCCGTATCATTGGCGAGGATCGATTCTAGTTCCGCCTGCACACTGTCGAGGATGTGGATCAGGCGGTAGAGTTCTTCGCGCTTCACGGCCTCATCGGGCTTGGATGCGATCATGTTCTTAACCGCAGCTTCGCGTACCTTGTCGAAGGCGGCGCATGTCTGCGGGTATTCGCGGCGTGCGGCTGCCTCTCGGGCTTTGAGGTCTGCGGTCAAACGCTATTCCCCCCGATACCGACCTTGGCAACCGAGTGCTTCACATGCCCGTCAATCAGGGCCGTGGTTACATTCGTCGCGTTGCTCTGGTCGATCTCGTATTTCTTCAGCGCGGCCTCAGCCTGTGTTTGCTGCTGCTTTAGAATGGCCTGTGTCTGGTTAGCCTGCTGCTTGACCTGAGCGTCTATGTTCGCCTTCTGCATGGCTGTCTGAGCCTGGATCTGGGCCTTCTCAATCACTGGATCAGGCTTGGCCTGAACAGGCGGCGCTTCCTTCGGATCGGTGAAATAGCGTTCCGGCTGCTTACGGCCCAAGGCTTTCGCCAGGTCAATTGCAGCGTTGTAGGCATTGTCGAGCGTGACAATCGGGCCCTGTGCCCCACCCTGCTGCACCACAATGGCATTCATGGCACTTACCAGAGTATTGAGCGCGGCCAAGTCTGCTTCACGCCCAGCGGCGCCCAGCCCAACTTCAATACTCATGGCGTTACGCTCACCCCAGGTCGTGGGATCGATGGGCACCCATTTGCCATTCAGGCGGGCAATGGTCGAAGCCTCTGCGTTCTCACGGATCAGGGCATGGAGGCCCAGATAAAGCTCTTTGATGCACGTCTCGGCCAGGATGCGGGCAATCATGCGGACACGGCGCTGGGCCGCTTGCATGAGAGCCATAGCGCCCTTGGCAGTGTCATGGAGCGTGTCAGGGTTTAGACCCTGTGCATTCCTGACCACACCGGAACGCTGCTCTCCAACCGTGGAGAAGTATTCGAGGGCCGCATAAGCGTCGAAGCCTAAGCCGCCGGCTGAGAGCGGGCGCACAGCCTGACCGGATTTGGAGCGAACAGGGACGGCAGGCTCATTCCGCAGCAAGTCGCTGATCGTATAATCATTGGCCTGGTCCATCGCCACTTCGTAACGCTGGTTAAGCGCGAAGTAGGATGAATCCAGAAGGGCGCGGGTCAGAACCGTCTTGATCTGCTGGGTGCTGGTAAGCTGGTCCGCCAGGCTGAGGCCATAAAAACGATGGGCCACGAGATAGGGCGACCCGGCAGCGAACGGAATGCGCTGTTCCTTGCGGATATCGATCAAGGTGTCAGCGGTTGAGTTCGTCACCACCCGCCAGACATCGAAATCGTCGCCTTCCCGGTCTTTCAGCCGGATGTAGTGCTTTCTGATCTCCACCTGACGAAGCATGTCCGTTGTGGTGTCAGTGGTCTGGCTCTGAAGATGCTCGCCGGCCGTATCACGGGCCTGCTGTAGCTGCTGGTCCTGCGTAGGGGCGTAGGGCTCAAGCTTGAGAACGATCTTCTCGTCATAGCCCTCTGCGATGAGGTCTTGGACGCGGGGTCTGGAACGCACGACGCAATAGGTGGCGTCCGCAATCCGGATCGTGTCGGGGCTGACACTGAAATCATCGGGCGGAACGGCCCAATACTCAGCCCGCGAACAGTCAGATCGGACTGTGAAGCTGTAAGTTTCCTCGGAATTGGGGTAGTCGGGATGTGGCTGGTCACGCTTGACATTAACGACCTGACCGGACTCGTGGGCCTTGATAAGCTCCGGGAGCGATTTGCCGGTGAAGTCCTCGTCCGAATAGTCCTTCTTCCAGCCATATTCAAACAGGCATGTCTTTAGAAGCAGGCCATCCTTGAAGCCTGTCATCAGGTTCAGGAAGCCAGGGTTCTCCTGGAATATGACGTGGTTCAGATAGTCGGTTTCCTGGCGGGCCGCTTCTTCATCACCCGGCTTTGTGGGCTCAAACACGGCCACATCACCGCCCGCCGTGAATATCTCCATGATATCCGGCAGGATGGTTTCAACCGCGTCCGCTACGTCCTGTGACACAGCGCGCGAACGATTGGGCAAAGACGGGATGTCCGCCTTCATGTCGCCTTTGTAGTAATCCAGGGCCCTGAGACGGTCAGCCCTTAGGGCTTGATCGTTCTCAAAGCCAACCGACCGCTGCATTTCAACGCGGACCATTTGCAGCATGGTCTTGTCGTCATAAGGCGGACGGTCCTGCGCCTCTTCCCTGGCGTCGGAAGTCTCAGGCTTGACTTCGACGTTCTCGGGTCCGGCGTAGCTCATCAACCTCACACAGCCCCGAATGAGGGGATTTCGAGTTTCTTTTGTTGTTTCGTGGGCTTTTCGTACGCAATGCACATAAGGCCGAAGGCGTCGGCGGCGTGCGATGACCAATCATGATCAGGTCCCAAACCAACCTGACGATGTTCGTCCTTGCGCTCGTGGTAGAAGCCCAAAGCCTCCAGTCCCGCTTCAGTCGTGGCTTCATTGAACCAAATCTGAGGGAACAGGCGCCTTGTGGCCTCAATTCTCATCATGGCAGCGCCCCTGCCCTGGTTGGGAATGGGCATCGGTACATTGAACCCGGCGTCGCTTAGATGGTCCTTGTATTGCTTGCCGGTGATGTTGTTCTCGTTGATGCCGTCATGCGGCAGGATGCAGATGGCATCCGCGTAATTGTTCTTTCTCAGCCAGTCCGTGTAATAGCCGAGGACCTGGCCGACCCCTTCGCAGTAGTCGAGGATTCGTATTTCTTGCCCCACCCACTGAACGATCCAGATTGCCATTGCGTCGGCAGTGGCCCCGCTCCCGCCAAGATCGAACACAGCACGGATAGGCAACATAGGATCGCGAGCGACACGAGTAATCCGACCATCGGTCTTGGCTTTTGCCAGCTCTCTGGCGAAATAGGCTCCCTCCAATGCCTTGGCATAGCCTCCCTCCCAAATATGGTCATAGCGGTCTGGGTACCGTGCGAGGTCTATCTGACGCTCTGCCTCAAGCTCTTTCGGGAACCATGGATTGTCCCGCCAGTTGGCTTGAACGACCTCCGACCCCGGTATTTTCTTCCCGCCCCGGAAGAACTCATCGACCGCGTCAGACTTGCGGCGCGGGTTCCAACTTGCCCATAGCTCGGAGCCGGGGGCACGGATGGTAGGACGTAGCAGCGTGAGAGAACGCTTGCTGAAGGCCTGGGCTTCCTCGATCCACGCCCGCATAAAGCCTTCGAACGACTTCACGGATTCCGCGTTGTGGTCCTGCATGCCCTGAAAGACGATAAGGCCATCACCAGGCGTCTCAATCTGGGCTTCCCAAACCTTGAAGGCGTACCCTACGCCTAGAGCTTGGATCTTGGTCTCAAGTAGGCGCTTGGATGACTGCGTTAGGCTGCGCTGTGTCTCACGGCAGCAAAGGGCGAGCATGCCCTTCTGGTCCAGGCAATCGATTATCAGTTGTTCGGCAAAGAAGTTGGACTTGCCCGATCCACGGCCGCCATGTGCGCCGCGATAACGCGTTGGCTTTAGAAGCGGCTTGAAGACCCTAGGGACCTCACGGCGTAACGTGGTCAATGATCACGTTTTCAATGCGCTGGACGATGGGGCCACCATTCCCGTCGCCATCTATGGGCTGGGATGCCTTGCCGTATCCACGATCCAGGATTTCCTTAATCGCGGCCACTCTAGTGCCGTCCGTCTCAGAGGTCCTAGCGAGCGTCCACAGCAGCTCAATTGCTTCTGGTCCATATGCCCGTGCAGCAGCCTTGATGTCGGCTGTGGCCTTGTTGGGAGTCCCTGCGACCCTGCCGCCGGTCTTCTTGCCTTTCGCCATCTAGGTGGCTCTACTTTCGATGCGATCCGCGCAATGAGCGGTTGTCGCTAGTGGGGTTCAATATTTGTGGTGCCCGGGCTTAATCATGCTGGGGTCAGCATCGGGCGATTTGGTCTTGCCCATCTTGGGGGCAACGCCGACGACGCGGTTTGCCACCATTTCCAGGTTCTTAGCCGGGACTTTGATCTTAGAGGGCGGGACGGGCCTAGAAATTTGGCGCATCGTAATCCACCAGGATGTAGATCGTGCCGGCCGAGCTGGTGCCCCCAGAGGTGACAACCTGGGCAAAGAGCGTGGTGTCAGCAGCCGCAAAGCCGCCGATTTTATCCAGGCCAGCCACGACAGTACCGGAGATATGACCCTGAGCTTTGGCGTCAACGTCCGCTAGGATCTGCTGGCCGGTGTCAGCCGTGCCAATACGGACATTACAGGTGGTCGGGGTGCCTGAGATGGCGGTCGGCGTGTCCAGCGTATGGGCGCGGTAATAGGAACCGGCCGGGACAACCACGCTCGAATCCTTAACGGTCGTGTTGCCGTTTACCGTGAGGGTAATGAGCTTGGAGACACGGACACGGGCGGGAATGCCGGCGCCACGCTTGGTGTTAACTGCCTGATCTTCCGTTGCCAATTTGGTTCTCCTTAGAGGGAATAGATTTTGTTCGGTGAAGCCTTAGGCGGCGTCATGCCGTCTGCTGAAAAGCTATGTCCGCATTGAATCTCGCGCACGAGTTCTTCTGTCTCGGCTTCGGTGTTGTCGAAGTCGCTTAGAAGGGTTGCGGTGTCACGCAGATGCGCAGGCCGATAAACAGCCCCGCGTGTTTGGCGCATTGTGATTGTCCGTGGTTCGGGCGCGCTCTAGGCGCAGCAATACCGAGTACCACAATGTCTAGATGACTTTCGAAACGGCATCAATGGTGATTTTGCCGATTTCCAAAAGTTGTTTTACACGCGGTCTATATTCTACCCGCATATACATCGCCCTACATCGACGACAGTAACGCCCACTCGTGTCACGGAGGCCCCAACATTTGGAGCAATGTTTTACATTCGTGCAATTATCCTGTTGATTTGATTCAGCGATCACTCACGTTGCTCCGCGTGAAACCTTTCCAAGCCCAAGCTTCAGAACAGCGTCGATCAGGTCGTCTAAGGCTGTGCACACGCCCTGGTAGACGCTCTTGTCAAATCCGGCATATCGTTCACGCACCGCATCGCTGGCATAGGCACCATGGCCACAGAACCTTTCCACGATGAAGGCGTTATCCTTGGACATTGCGGCGTGAAGGCGCTTTAGGAGGTCGCGGGCCACACATAGACGCTCGGATGCCCTTGCCTCGGTGGTAGCCCCACTGACGCGCGCCAGATTAGATACGGCGCAATCAGAGCCGTGCACAGAGGCAAAAATCCCCCGGTATATCGTCCCTGCCCCATAGCGATCCTCTGCCGTGTAGCCACGTCTGCCGGCCGATAGCTGGCCCCTTTCGTAAGCCTTGCCAAGCGGGCTATCGTCCTTGACGCCGAAGCGCCACCACCGTTCGGGATCTTCCGGGTTGACGATGAAATGTTCGGGCCGGACCATTGCCGGCTTCTCGTAATGGTCGGGAGCGTCTTGTTTCTCGGAGGGGTTTGGTTTCATGGTCAGATCCACCCCATGCTAAGACCAAGCCAGTTCATCCCCGCCATCGTCCCAATGACTGCCAGCAGGATGATAAAAACCGCAGCATCACTCAGCTTGCCTTCGTCCTTGACGACGCTTTTCCCAAGAACCGCGCCAAACATGAGGCCGAAGATGTTCAGGCAAATAATCGCGAAAACTTCCTGCATCTCACTTCCCTCCTGTGAGGGCGGCGTCAATCATGGCTTGCCAACAAGTGTCCGGAGATGCGTCGTGGATGCCTCTAGCATTGTCCTCAAGCGTTGTTGCACCCGGGCCCCAGTCACCAGAAGCCACCCCTGCTGCATACATTTGCTCCGTCGGAACGCGCATTGCCTCAATAGCTGCGCGGGCGGAAGCCAGCCAATACCTCTTGAAGTCGTCTGTTTGGTCTTCCCAACGGAAACCGGATTCTACCTCTTGTGAAAACAGCGCCCGTGCCACTCGTTCGATCATCTCGGAACTCATTTCTTCCCTCCCATGAGGTTTAAGGCGGCTTGGAGGGCGCATTTCATTCTCCCTCGGAGAAGGAGCTTTCGCTCTTCGCTGTACGCGTCATTCCAATCAAAATATGCCCACTCACATGCCGCCTCCACCATTTCATCGCTAGGTGTGAGAGGTATGGGGGTGGACAGCGCAGCTAGAATTACTGCCGCGTGCGGATAGTTATCGAACTTGAACAATATCTCGAACGCCCGCTTCACGTCCGTCTCGGTTAACTTTGGCAAAACCTGGCTAGTTGATACTCGCCCCATTGCATCTAGTGCGGCGCAGATATCGTAAGTCTTCACCCCACCACGGCACAACTCCGCTAAGTCGGGCTTGTTCTGTCGATCGTAAGCCGATGCTAAAACCTCACGAAACCCACCATCATCCCCACACGTGCAATCCAGAAAGGATTGTTCAAGGTGGTAGAGGCAGTCTTTGGAATGGGTCATGCTGCCTCCCACGGCTTAGGCTTTTCGCGCCCGAGAAGTATTCGGATGCGGCGCAGTCTCTCGTTCTCGACCCGCTGCAACGCCTGCCAGCGGTCAACCAAGTCAGCAATCTTCGGATACCAAGGATTTTCGCGGCGGCATCCCTCAACAATCTCTTTGACGTGTGCCGTGGAAATTCCATGAAGGTCAGCC